GTGTCAAGTCTACCTGCATCAATAATGTAACCTAAGTCTCTTGCACATATTGCTTCGTTGTATGCAAAGTTTTTCCATATATAAGTTGGATCACTTTCAGTAAGTGTAAGGTCAGCATTTGCTGTTGCAATTTGTAAACTTACCCATTTAATTGTTTCTGCAATAACAAAGTCTTTGTTTTGAATAACAAGTGAGTTAAACTTTTCAGTTGATGCTCCGTAATCTGCTCTTTCACCTGCTTTAAAGTCTGCACTATAAATTTTAGATGATACAAGTGATTGTGCATTAGCACCGTACTCAATTTTCTGCATGTATGGACCAGGTTCTACTGGACTTGATACAACAATTTCTTCTGCTCTACGTGCCGCGGCGTTTACTGATCTATATGCATATGCTAGTGAACGTCCTTCTTTGCCCGGAGGTGTTGATGCTTGTGTGTCATCACCTGTTGTACTAACAAACAAATTAATGTTTGAAGCAAAACTTGTGTTGTCTACATAAAATTTTGATGCCGCTTGTAAATCTTCTATACCATTAGGAGTACCTATGCCTGCAAGTTCACCTGGATGATCTTCCAAGTATAATTTGCCTGCCATTTGATCACCTTGTCTACGGACAATGCTTTCTCTTGGTATTGCTTCGTTAGCAAGGAAGTCGCCTGTTAATTTTTTAGGCTGATAATAAAAGTCTGCTAATTGTTGTGTACCAGTACCGCCTGCTACATTTAATTTATTTGTTCCTGCTTCTGCGTCTGTTTTAGTTCTGTATAAGCCAAGTTGTGTATCACTAACAACTCTTACAAAGAATGTACCAGTAGGAAATTCTGTTAAATCTGTTAATGCTTTTGTACTTGTTTGGTCTATTGCTGATGTTAATGTTGAACTGTATGTAAAGGAAGCACCATTTGCTGAACTATCAAAGCCGTGTCCTTGTCCTGTTGTTAATACACCATCAATATATCTGTCATTAATAACTGCGTTACCACTAGTGTAACTATTAATTGTAAATGTATAATCCTCAGTAGATATTTCATCTTCTGTTCTAACTCTTAGTTGTGATCCTGTTCCAGTACCACCACCTTTTAAGTAATTGGAGTCTGCGTAACCTTTAGTAATAAGAACATCGTCAATGGTGTAGCCGTTGTCTTCTGCTTTTTGTTTCCAAGTATTTGCTGGCGCTGGATTGTATGCAACAAAGTTTCCAGCCATGTCTAAGTTTCCGCCTAGTGTTGGAGCACTATCACTTGCTAAGTCACTTTTGACTGCTCTAACAACAATAACAGGTCTGCCATCGTCGTCTATTCTACTTGCATCAAATGCAATACTATCATCTAGTGTAGGATCTATAAATTTATCTGAAGCAAATCTAAAAAACTCTAATTTACTACCTTGTGTATCATTATTGATACCTGCCATAACTGGCGCTGAGTCTGTACTTGGAAAGTTTTCAAACGAGTCAATTGCAATGTCACCTAAGTCTGTAAGTGATATTTGGCCACCTTCGCCAAATACTGCATATAATTCATTAAAGTTTTCGTTTACCTTACGAAACGACTCGCGAATTGAATCGCCTGTACCGTCGTTACCTTCTACACCAATGTTTACGTCTTGTTTTGCCATTTTAAATTATACTCCAACGGGCTATTTTAATTCTGTTGCAAGAATTTGTTCTTGTTCAGCAAGTTTGTCCATGTCTATGTTAATGCTAACACCACAGCCGCAACTGCTTTTAGACATAGGATTGTCTATTTCAAACTGCGATCCTATAATGCTTGTTTTGTAATCAATAGTTGAACCTGCAAGATAAAGTAAACTCATTGTTTCAACTGCTAAGTTTCCATTGCCAGCTTCAACAATTAATGCGTCATCTTCAAGATCTGAACGTTCTGTAGCAGTGTCCCAATCGTATTCGAACCCAGCACAGCCACCACCTTTCATGCCTAAAGTAACAGCGTATACGCTATTATCTGTACATAATTTGTCTAATTGTGTTTTTGCGGCATCAGTAAGTGTGATCATATTCAACTCCTTTGTAGTATTTAGTCTATGTTTTTATAATCTTAATGTAAATATAGTTATGTTTATAAGAGAATTTAAATCACAAACCAGGCACGTTCGTAAAAGTAAAACCGGCAAGGAACATACCTATAGTCGTGATGTAACATTAGTAGTAATGCGTTGTGATAATTGTAATACAGAGTTCGAACGTCCAAGAGGATCAATGGATCCTAAACGTATTTCGAACAACTATTTTCATGTATGTAAGAATTGTGATGCAAAGAAATTTGCACAAAAGATGGGCGTAACCAAGAAAAACATCTGGGATATGCCTGCGTCTAGTGGTTTAGATATTAGTAAACTTTAGACGTAACGTGCTGTTTTATAGCAACATGCTTCGTCGTCTGGGTTATCACATGCTCTTTTACTGTTGGTATAGATAGTATCTAACCAATCTTCACGTTCAAACACCTCTACAACATCATCAACTTCAATTGTAGTATCAGTTTCAGTATCTGTTATTGTAATATTAAATAATGGCTTAGTAAACCCACCAGGCAATGTTCTAACATTGCCTGAATTTACATATGTGAAATCATATTTTCCTACTAACATTATTAGTCTTCTTTTTTCCAAATAGTCCAAGCACCGTATGCAATAGCACCGTATGCGGCTAATTTAGCAAAAGGTCCTGCAATCAATACAATAACACCTACTGCAATAAGAGCGGCTCCATCCCAAGATGTACGCTCGTCAATTCTTGCTTTTATCCAGTTAGTCATAAATTACTCCTAGTTTTTCTTAAATCCGTCAGCAGTTTCATTTGCAACGGTCTTCATTGAAGGTATGCCTCTACGAAAAGTTGTATCCTTTCTAAGTGGTGCCTTAATAAATTGATTTGTATTATCAGGCCTTACACCAACTACTTTGTCTAGTGTTAGTTCACCTTTATTGAATACTCTTGATACTTTTCTTTGAGCCATATTTGCTTCTCCTGTGTAATGTATTTATTAAATATATGTTCCTATAGGAGGAAAATTATGTTTAAATGGATAAACAAGATCTTAGGTAGAGCAACAGTACCCAATATTATTGAGGAAGTATTTCCAGAAGAAATACCAGCTGAGCCAAAACCTAAGGCTTCGACAAAGAAAAAAGCAACAACCAAGAAGACTTCTACTAAGAAGAAAGGTTCAGGTAAATGTGATTTCGATAAGTTAACTAAAACTCAACTCCTTAAAGAGGCAAAGCAACGTGGCGTTAAAGCCAATGCAAGTCTTTCTAAGAGTGAAATTTTAAGTAGACTTAAGGCCTAATAAGGCCTTTTAACTGCTCTATAGCAGTTTCACAGCGAGTTAGCTTACGCTCTAATACAGTAATAGCCGCTCGCTGTTTTCTTGACTGCTCTTCCAAACTAGTTACGTATGAGAGTGACGGTACCTCTTGTTGTGTACCATCTTCGCCGAGCATAGTAAAGCGGTCAACACCTTGTGCTTTTAGTCCGCCTGTAACTCTGTTGGGATTTTTATCCGCTGATGGCGCTGTGTTCTTGGACTGACGTCCGTACATTTGATTCAAATAACTCATAGTGTTCTAATTCCTCTTTGTATTTATATAAGTCAATACTAGCAAGGTTCTTACATTTGCTCTCGCACATAATATCTGTGTAAGGCAAGAAGCTCAAAGCCCAGTCATTGACAATTTGGTTAGGATAGTAGTCGCTGTGCGCTCGTAGTTTTGCTTTCTTGTAGCCTGCTTCTAGTAGTGCTGGCATATCGGGCATAGTATCGTGTGCAAAGCCTTCGGGCAATGCTTCGTTACGACTGTATGAATAATGTATTGCAGGACGCACACCACGCCAACTATCTATTACGCGAGCAAATCTATCGTCGGTGGGCTGTATATATTCACCTTCACGGCACCAGTGATGGTGTATGTCGAGTACCAATGCAAGGTCGTCTGCAAGTTCGAGGCTTGCGTCGAGTCCCCACTTGTTTTCGTCGTTCTCGATTGTGATAACATTTCTCGCTTCTGGCGTGAGTCTCTTGAGTGCGGCCTTGATGCCGGCTGGACCTTGTCTGCCTGAGATGTGTACGTTACACTTGAAGTCCTGGAATGATTGTCCGTAACCCATCCACCTGATGCAATCCACATGATATTCAAACTCCTCTATACTACGTTCTACAATTTCCGGGTTATCACTGGCAAGCACTGTGAACTGACCTGGATGCATCGATAGTCGCACATCAAGGGCTCTTGCCGTGTCGCCGACTTTTGCAAATTCTGTTTCACAGTATGCACGAACGTCAGGCTTACGCCAATAATAAGACCACTCATGCTGGGTATAAACAGGAAGAACATCAGAACCGAGTCGTACCATTCTAAGTTGTGGAGGAAGTGATCCAACATATTCAATCAACCTTTTGTATGCGGCAATGTTATGGACCATGATGTCCCACAAACGTTGCTCGGCTACATCAACAGTTTGCCTGTTAAGCCATTGTACTGTTGTGCTACGAGTATTTAGTGGGCGTTGAATTTCTTCTAGTAGTTTCTTCTTCTGCGATTGGTCTGGATGCATGTATTTGCAAGCAAAGCCAATGCGCTGAATGTCTTCTTGTGATTTCAAAAAGTCTCCTGCTGTTGTAAATTTAAGATCCATAAGTTACCATTTCCTGTATGAGCCGTCTAGCTCGTGTGTGCCTGAGTTTGACCACGCCCATTGTATACAGTTGTACCAAGCATAGTGTGGGTGTTGTCGTAATTGTTTGTACCATTGTTTAAATAGTATAACACGTTTCTTAAAGTTTGTCAACGCCAATTATCAACCACCCATTTATCTGTTACATTTGACGGTTGTGGGTCTCCGTGAAACACACAAATACAACACTCTACTCTAGGTACTGCATCATGTTCTTCTATTTCAAACTTTTTATTTCCTCGTATGCCGCCATGTGCAAATGATCGGCTTTGT